CCAGATTGGCTGCTTTCCTTCTTCTCTCTTGATGAGAAGGATGCGCCAGACTTCTGGTCCTGCAGATTCTCCTGTGTTATAGTTACAGGTTCTTTTGGCAGCTAAAGGTTTCCCTTCCTTCTCCTCTGTCCATCCTTTCATGCGGACAGCTTGGTGGAGATATGCTCCATCTAAACAAAGCACATGGCCTGGATCTTCATCACCATTCGAACGCACTACTGTAAACTCCTTGGGCTCAGTAAGTAATGAAACATTGTCAACGGGTATTGCATCTGCAAATCTTACAGAGTAAGCTCCCATTTTTTAATTAACATGTATTTCTGTAAAAAGAATTCCGTTTTAATATCTGTGTCAGTTGACTTCAGATATTAAAAATGCAGAATTTCTGCTATTGTTTGGACGTCTTTTCAGTGCATCCCTAGTTCTTCTAGCTGTCTCACAGCTTCTTTACGCCAGGCTACGGCTTCCTCAGGGGACATGCCGTCTGGATGAACTTTTACAAGCTGTCTTAGTGCACCTAGTCCATTGCCTTTTTTCAAAAGGATGCGCCACGTGTTCTCCTTCACCGGTTTTCTGGTATACGAATTAACAGTTCTGTTGGCAGCTAAGGGTTTCCCTACTATGGCCTCTATCAGGTCGTCGAGGTTTCTCCCCTTTAACTCGTCTACTCTTACTGCAGTACACACTGCTGGAAAATAGCCAGTCCGGGAATAAAGACAAAGCTCATGGCCTGGGTCTTTTTCACCATTCGAAAGCACTACTGTAAACAGCGTGCCCGTAAATGCTGGCAGTTCGCTGATGACTAGAGCATCGCAAGGCGTTACAGCGTTTATGCCGACAGGCCTTGTCCGCTGTAGTCCGTCCATCTCCTAATCAACAGCAATCTATGTAAATAATACTTCCGTTTTTAGTTGCTGTATGCTAGACCACCCATACCAGACATCACACGGAGCACGTTGTAGTTTAGAGCGTACACGCGTACCTGGGCAGTGCGGTAGCCAGTCACCGTGTTCAGAGACACAGTTAGCTGAAGAGTTGCCTTGTCAATGCGGGAGAAGTTGCAAGTGCCAGAAGGCTGGTGCTCCTCGGGGCGGAGAGCAAAGCTGTAGCAGTTGATACCCGTGGAAGGCGTGCGGCAGTGGTGCTGGTAGGGCTGCACACGGTCGAAGTAAGAGCCCTCACGCTCCGTGAAGCGGTCTTGGCCGTTGAGCTGTAGCTTGCACACCTCAACAGGGTTCTTGCCCTCGCAACGCACACCGGACTGTAGGATCACCTTGGCAAGTAGGTAGTTCACACCGTTATTGAACTCCTCCTCCTGGCCATCAGAGCCACTGTTACCCCGAATTGCACCATCAACACCAGGCTGATACATGTTTACGTTAGTGCCACCAAGAGGCACGGTGGTCTCGGGAGTTTGTGAAGCAGTACCCTGGGTGAGGAGGGACATGATGATACCCTCCGTGGAGAAGTCATCGGAGTAGTTGAAAGGCTGCTGACCACCAACAGCGGCAATCCACTGAGAAAAAGAGCAGTCCACAAAAGAGTCACGCTGCACAACCCACATGAGCTCCTTCACGGGGTGGTTAAAGTTCAACTGAATCTTGTTGGAAGAAGAGGTGATGGACTCAGCACCCGTGTACTGAACCTGCTCGATGAGGTACTCGTGGCTCTGCTGGGCGAACCGGCGACGCTCCTCCGTGTCGAGGTACACATAGTCAATGTACAAAGATGCAGCGGCAAGGGCGAGTGCATCTGGGCGCCTGGCACCTGAGATATCCTCAGCATACACGCAGTTCTCCCAAGTCTCAAAGTCTACATTGATACGTACCTCGTGGTACTGGAGGGCAATCAGAGGAATTGCCACACCAGGGTTGCGGCAGAACCAGAACTGGAGAGGCACGTAGAGCGTCTTTGCAGGGGTACCGGCACGGGGAACGCAAGCTAGAGTCGTCTCTAGGGGAGAGCAAGTTGCATCAAGAGGCTTGCCACCCTCCTTCTTCAGAAGCACCAGGTCGTGGGTGTTACCGATGAGGGAGTCAAGAGCAGCCGTAGAACCAGCCTCCGTGGAAAGCTGAGTCCAGATTTGCATCCAGTCACCATACTGACGGTCAATACGCTGACCACCAATCTCAACCTCGACCTGCTTGATCAAGCGGTGACCAATGTAGTTCACCCAGCGAAATGCAGTTAGAGAAGGACTGGCAGTCGTAAGGTCAACCTGGGGCAGAACAAGCTGCACATAAGTCTTGTACATTAGGTCAGCGTTACGGTTAATTACTGCAGTTACACGCTTGTTGAAGTCTGCCTGACCGTTGAAAGTCACCTCAATGGACTCCATAGCGAAGTTGGTGTGACGCTTGTATAAAATCTTCCAGAAGGTAATCTGGGGATTTCCAGAAATATAGATATCCTGTGCGCCATAAGACACAAGTTGCATTAAACCCAAAAACCCTGGAGTAGTATTCCAACATACTACTCCAAAAACAAGCTCTCTGTAATACGTGGATGTTAACACGTACAACTTCCTCTTGTTAACCTCCTTTCGGAGTGGACGGACTATATTTTAAGCTTTCGCCCACCGACATTTAGTCTCTGAACTGCATCCGTGCTTACGCGACGGACTTGGCTGCGGATTATCCCTATTCAACAGCATTATTACCATACCCACCAAGTTTCCCTGGGGTGTCCGTGTATGCCCTTTCGGGGATAGGACGGTAGCTGTGACTTCACAGGAGTTTCCCGCAATTTGACGGTGTTGCCCTGAATAACATCGGACTAGCAGTGTATTTAGACACTACTCTTGGCAGCAGTTTATTTACCACCCATGTTTGTTTATGTCTTACAGCGAGAAAATTTCTCTCGGCAAAATTTGCGAGGTCGTCTCACTTTAGCGAATCACGTTTGTTTACAGCACTTTCTAATGTTTTATGCCAGGAGCGGTGTTTTAGATTAAGTTTATTGATTCTCAACATAAAACCATTGATGTATTTTGTTATATATAGTTCGCCAGTTGTAAAATTTGTTTTCCATGCAGTATCCTTCCGATTATCGCAGTTTTCTTGAGATGTTACCCATCGAAGATTTGTATAATTATTATTTAACTTATTACGATCAATGTGATCAACTTGAAGGTCTTCGTTCTTTTCTAGAAAAGCAGTGGCAACTAGTCTATGAATTTGAAACCAGAACTTTTTACGATTTCCGAGTTTACGTATTCCTATTTGCATGTATCCATCACGGTCTATTTTTGGAGTCAGAAGCGTGTTTTTTGCTACATTTCGAATACATCCATCTCTGTTAATCTGATATCTTCCTTCAAAACCTATAATATCTTTCCACATTTGTTAAAGATATTAAATCTGAATAACTAAATCCATTTCTGATTAATAAATGAACATCTGGTTGTTTCCTACAGCGAATGCCATCCTGAATACTTTCCTTCGTTCGATTATTCTGATTTTATTTATGGTTTTTGGGCTAAAAACAAGCATATACTCTGCTTACTGGGGAGCTATTGTTCATGATACAATTTCATTAATTATGATTTATCCGTTGGTTCGTTGATCCAAATCCCCCCTCTCCACGATTATCAGGAGGACTTGGAAGGTCATTCTCATTCTCAACAATTATGACATTATCCCATGGCATAAAATTGCCCTGGCATAGTTGAAAAAGCCGATCCCCATGAGAAACACTATAACCACCAACTGGTTTACCGGGGAGAACATCAACCTTTGCTTTGACATTTCCACGATAACCCATGTCAATTAATCCAATTGAATTTGCCATTCGGAAAGGCGTACCAGAAAGAGAAGAGCGGGGCAAAAGAAGGCAAGGAACTGGGCGATTATGTTGAACAGCAGCAACTTTTATGTTCAAATTAAATGTATGAAGAACAACATTGACTTCCTCTTGTAACATAGGAACATCAAATCCGGAATCAGTAGAACGGCGATTATTCTCCATGTCATATAGCATGCTGCGAAGAGCATCGTTATTGGTATAGATGTATAGAGCGCTCATTTTCTTGTTAGATGTTAGTTGCATATAAATGGAGTTTCTGTAACGTTTGCAGTTATTATGCTACCTTTAGCGATTTGTGCTTTTGTAACAAAACGACGGACAACACTGCAAGAATCTGAACCACCAACAGCTTCAGAGAATTCATCCAAGTTAAACGACCCAGAAAATAATTCAACAGAACTCCAAGAGGTGTGAAAAATCCATCTGAGTTTCCATCAGCAATAAAAAGAGCTGACATATATGCCAATCCAACTACTACTGGGTTTGCATGTGTGAATATAAGAGAAGCTGATATGAGCAATGCTCCGATATATTCTAAAAGAAATCCGCGAAGAATCATATTAGTTAGTTCCTATATAAGATTCTAAACTATTTGTAGAATATCCATATTGAAATGTAGCAGTTTCGGGAAGGAAACAATACTGAGTGTGTATATTAATATCCTTAATTCCATGCCACTGAATCGGATAGAACACAACAGAGCTGTGCACTGTTAATGCTATATCATTTCTATGAATTTCGTACAAATCTGTAATCAACTTTGGACCCACTGATAACCAAGCTAACTGTGTCATATCGCGTTTTGGAATTTCTTCAATACATTTCTG